TACAGGAACAACATGGACAGACACATTTAACTGTGAAATGCCTAATAGTTTAGATACATTTTTTGCATATACGTCAGGAATTAGTTCTACTGTTTATCCTGCTGTAGGACCAATATTAGCTTCAGAAGTAAATAATAATTTAGTGTTACAATTTCCTGCAATGCAATGGTCAAATACCGACCCTGCACTTGGAACTCCTACAAATATTGTAACAGAATATTTTTCTGTTTTAATAGCTCAAGCAACTTATCAAGAAATTAGTAGTACAGAAAGTCTTCATAGTGATAGAGATTATGCTGTAGGAATTGTTTATATGGATGACTTTAGTCGTGCATCTACAGCTTTATTAGCTCCAAATTCTACAGTTTATGTTCCTTGTGGTAATTCAGATACTAAAAATTCTATTACTATTGATTTACCTATAAACATGTTACCTCCTTTTTGGGCAAAAAGATATAAATTTGTTTTAAAACCTTCTGCTACCATATACGAAACAATATATTGTAATGTGTTTTTTGCAGACCCTAATAGTAATGCTACTTTCTTTTTATTAGAAGGAGAGAATAATGAAAAAATATCTGAAGGGCAAAGATTAAAAGTAAAAAGAGATACGAGTGGTGCTTTACAAAATTGTTCTTACGCTACTGTTTTAGAAAAAGCTAATCAAGCAAAAGGATTTATAAAATTTCCTTCACAATATTCAGCTGATGATGTAGATGCTCCTGCCGGAACTTATGCAAAAATAGTAGCTAGTGA